AACAACACTGGCTTGAACTAGTAGGAAGCGACAAGCCGCTAACCACGACTTCAGTGGGCATACTCGTATTCGAGTAACCATTGATATAGAACTGGAAGCCGAACCAATAATTTGATTCTCTTGAAATGTTCCCCCAGCTACATTCGTCTAAAGAAGTGGTCCCAGAAGTGGACCACATATTTTCAGAAACAGCCCCAAAAGTGGTTGCGCCGGAGCATTTCCACAACATTTGTGTCCAACTCGTATTTGTTGAACTATTAAAATTTAAGCCCAGTTTCGAGTTACCTGCTGAAGTGCTATATCCCTCAACGAATAACGACAAGTCATCGTAGCTACCGGAAATACCTGACAGCGTGATCGTTGCGTCACCCGAACCAGAGGTAACTGTGTAACTGCTGAGAAGATCATATGTTCCTGCCACAGTTCCTCCTTAACCTTTGAATCCGTAAAGCGTTAGGCGGCTAGTAGTGCTGAAGTTCCCTGACCCAGCAGTCACCCGAAGTGAACTGACTTCTGACGTATCTGTCCATGTGCCGCTCCATAGCTTTGATGACCCATAAGAAGCGCTATATGCGTAGCCGCCTTTAGCCCAAATGTTTGTGTAACGGCTCGTGTCGGCGTAACCAAAAATAAGACACTCAACCTGAGCATTCAAAAGGCTGTTCACTGAAGTGCCTACCGAGTCAACTAAATATATAGCTGCTGTTCCGGTGTTCCGGTATGCACTAACTGTTGTGTTGTTCGTAAACCCTGCACGCTGCCACTGATAGTTCGATCCAGTGTCAATCGTTGGCGACCCAAAATTTATTTCAAACTGTTCAAGCACAGTGGCCCGAGTGGAAGCCATGCTCCCCACTAAACACAAGTGGGCGTAGGTGTTTGGGATACCTGTAATGTCAATATAGGAAGGGTTCCCCGAACCCGTAACAGTTGTGATAGGGAAGTAACCGTCTTGTGCCATTATTCGCTGCTCTTTATCCCAAACATCGTGAACGTCGTTCCAGCTTCAATCACTCGACTCCACTCGCTAACAAACTTGATTGACGATAAAGCGCTGCTCGACGACTGGTTGTTTATCCCGTATTTGTCGTACCAATAAAGGGTTTGATAAGCGTGGCCTAATGGCTGCCCGGAAACGCCACCTCCCGACACCGTGTGACCGCTGTGATAGGTAGAAGTGTTGATATTGGTCCAGCGTTGCCTGTTGAACAAACCGTTTTGGTAGTTCGTGTACCCCATATAAAACGGTTGGCTTGCAAACAAATAAGCAGTATTAGAAGCAGACGACGAACTACTTGCCCCACTAGCATTATGAAAAGCCACGCTGTAGTTGTTACCGGCTTCTCCGTTAGTTTCTATCTCTAGCGCCCAACTGATCCCAGACGATGAATCGCTAGTAGCTGGAACCCAACTGATAACAACTTCGATGTTGTCATAAGTTGAGGCAGGAATAGAAGTAAATTCAACAGACGTAGTAGAGCTACCGGAAACGGTTTCTTTGGCTATGCACTCAAACACACCAGCAGCAGGAGCAGGCCAAGTGCCAGCTCCCACATTCTCCGCAAGCTCCTGTATCTGAAAGACACCAGACGCAGCACTAGAAGTCGGAGCTACTTCAGCTCCGATCCTACTCCACGTCTTACCTGCCGAAATTCCCGGCATTTATCAGACGTCAATCTCAAGCACACTGAGTGTCACATCTATTTGTGCAGCACTATCGGAGTAGGCATCCAATACGTCTGAAGCCTCTAACACCTGCTTGCCAGCCACGAGGCCGATAGCAGCGTTCAACGGAACCGAAACCTCTTTCGCTATGAACTTGGTCAGACTGGCGGACGAGTCAGTAACTTTGGCGCTCACAGGGTGAGCCCCTGAGCCAATGTTCGCTGCCTGCAACTGCAACACAATTGCGACTTTGTTAGCCCCAACCGTGTACGTGTTTGAACCAGCAGCGTTTGCCGCTTCCCAGTTAAAAGTTTTGAATGTATTTGCCATGTCCTACCTCAGCTCAATGCCAAAATCAGAGGGATGGGCGACTCAGCAGCAGCCCAAACCAAACCAGTAGCAGCCGTAGAATCAGCAGTCAGTACCTGACCGTTCGTCCCGACCCCCAATCGAGTAACCGTGTCATCGGCAGTCGCAGCGTAAATATCGCCCTTCGCATCAACTGTCGATTCGAGTACAGCTCCGCTCAACGACGTGAGAGCACCCACACCGGGGTTAGCTGCCCACTGAGTTGAACCATCTGCTTGCTTAACAAGGATCTGGTTCGTCGACGCATCAGCAGCATCTGACAGACCGATACCCAGTTTCTCTTCGAGCTGAATGATTGCTTGTGAATGATTGGTATGAACAATGTCATGCTCAACACCGGTGTCATCCATCTCATCCGTAGCCGAAATATTCGGCTGGGTGTTCGTGTCATCAAGCGTTGTCGGATAGTTAGTTGCCATGTCAGCTCACCGTTATCGCTACAGTCAAAGTCCATTCAGACCCTGAGGCTTTTGTTCCAAGAGCCGCAACCTTCCGGTTGAGGTTCGTTGCCGAGTCACTCGAGCCGTTCGCAACCGTCCACTCGTTCCAGTCGAAGTTGCCTTCAGCCGAAGCCCAAATCGATCGGAACGTCACAGTCTGACCAGAAACAATCGGATACCCAGACTCCATGCCTTGGTAATCCTTGTTTGAGCTGGCTTGTAAACCGGTTTGGCTGGCAGTCGCTGCAGTTGTCGAATCGCCGACGCCGATGTAGGCGTTACCGGAAGAGAACGCTGTTCCGCCAGTAGCGGTAAGAAGTTGAAGCAAAGCTTCAATGCCTTCGTTAAGAAGTAGGTTGTCCTTCTTTTTAACCACCTCATCTGGCGGGAGACCCGCCTTGCGATCAGCGGCTCGATGCCACTTCTCAACAGTGGCCATGACATCCCACGTTTTTGAATCGGTGGTTTCAGTGGACATAAAAAATTAAGACCTTTCGAGATGTGGTTTTGGGGCCCGCCCCGAAAGGCGGACCCCATCCACGAGGAGCACTACTTAAGCAGTGGTGCTATCTGTCCGACGGTCATACGGGGTGCGGACGAAGACGCCCACATTCGCATTGCCGGAACCTGAGTGATCGATAACTACATGCATGTACGGTTTGTACACCTGTGCAGCTAGAACACGAGTTGTGTCGTCATCAGCATTGGTGATGTCTTGGAAACGGCCATAAGAGACCACGTTTCCTGTGCCGTTTGACGCATCGGAGCCGAAGACTTCGACCTCGAATGCAGTCACACCAGCGGCGACAGTACCAACCACTAACTCAACATTGACCAAACAAGGACGGTCAACTTGGATGGACGAACCAGCAGTAGTTGTATCTGCTGAAATGTTTCCTTGAGCCAAGAGGACGTTACTTGCTGTTTTTGCGTCCCGGATTGTTGTACCCGGTCCTACCGTGCGTGTTGCTTGTGCCATACGTCAGCCTCCTTATGCGTTCGTTATGCCGTGTAGACGGGCAACAGAAAAGCTGTTAGCGACGACAACGCCGGGGTAGCACTCGACTCGTCCCAGGTGACCTGGGGCTGCTTCGGTTTCACCAAAGTCTTTAATGTCGAATGAGCCACCCAGACCCAAGATTCCATACACGTTTTCATCAGTCCCGAAGGCGATGGCGTATATGGAGCTGGTCACGCTTGACGAACCCTGAGTTTCATCGAAGTCAAGGATGGCGTTGCCATCTTTGTCGTCACCGATGATTCTGATCGGGGTGCCGTTGTAGATGTTGACCTGACGACCAAAGGAGTCAGTTCCAACGTCAATCAACGAAATACCCGAGTAGGTGGTCCGTGCAAGAGTGTTGATCTTGCGACGTAGCGTACGGTTCATCAACAGTGCGTCAGGAGCGGATTGTCCACGAAGGGAGTCCCACGCCTCATCAAGCATGTCGAGTGTAAGTGCAGCACCGTTAGTACCCGCTGATACTTTCTGGCCAAGACCCTCGTCGATTAGAGCGTTGATGCCCTTGAAATCTTTTGAGGTGCCAGTGCCATCGAAGAAGCTCTTGTCGAATGTACGAGACATTGCTTTTGAGAACTTCGAGTACTGACGTGCCTTAGCTGAAATTTGATCAGCCTGTACACGAACAATGTAGTTATCTATGAAGACTTCGCCGCCCAAAATAGCGCAACCGAAGAATCGTTCGGTATCGCTACCCGTGCTCCTGGTCCAAGACTCGTTCACGTCTCTGAAAGCAGGGTCAGGCAGAGTGTCCTCAACTGTCACCTTGAGAGCGTTGCCAGTAATGGAAGTGAACGGCAGCATCTCCATGATTGGAGATTCTTGGATAAGCGTAGAAACTACGCCTCGACCAAGTGTCGTTGATCCATATTTGGCAGCTTCAAGGAGACTAAGAGAGCCTGCGGCCATTAGTTATTTCTCCTTATAGGGAATCGGATGTAGGAGCTGGTTATCCGTTTCCTCGAAGAGCTGCGTCAATCGCATCAAGACCCATCAAGTTTTGAGTGTTGTTAGCTGGGGTGGATACACCACCCACGCTTGCAACTTCTCGAGCCCTTGAATGAGCTGCTGCATCATGAGCTTCAGGAGCGAGGAAGTCATTGACTGCCCGCTCCAATTCATCGCCTTCGAGGCCACGTTTGGCCAGCATGTCCTTTGCGAGTTCGGCCTGCATTGCTTGACGCTCTACTTGGAGAGCTTCAGCTCTTTCAGCCATTTCGCTCAGGTTGACTCCTTGGAGATCTTCGGGTTTCACTAGGCCGTATCCGTGTTCCGTAATCAGCTCTCTGGCTTTTAGGCCGGATAACTCGTTAGCGAGTTCCTTGTTCTCTTTGAGAGTCGACTCCAACTTCTGTCGGAGTTGCGACCCACTTTCCTCAACGTCGTCTATACCGTCGCCGTCAAAGTCCATGATGTCTCCTACGCCCGGAATCGCCTACGCCCATAAACACCGGGGATGGATATGGGGAATGGTCTACCCCCCACCCAAAGGGTGTGTACTAGTAGACGCTTCTACCCGGTTGAGCGAGCCTATTTCCGGCTCTTTGCGCCGCAAATCCGCCTCCAGCTTGCCCTAAAGCACTCTCGGCGGCCTGTGCGTACCTCAACTCAGACGATTCACCCAATAGCGAACCTTCAAAGGCGCTTTGAACCTGGCTTACGCTCACGCCCGGAGATTGCGTAGCTCGAGCCATCATGCCCTGTAATGCGCTACTGCGTTGCCCGAGAGTGTTGTATGCCCCACGAAGACGTGCCCCGTCGATGCCTTGAGCTATGAACTTCTCAAGCGTTTCTACGTCCGGCATAGCGAACCCAGCTTCGGTAGCTGCACTACCTAACACGGCGTACTCGAATGCCGATTCCATCTCTTCCAACCCTAAGAAACCATTACCACCAGGATTCTGGAAGATAGCCCCCATAAGGTTTTGAGCGAACATTGGGTCCATGCGAAGAACCTTCGACACTGTCGCATCGTCAATCTCGCCTGTTGCCTGCAGCTCCCCGAGCCGCTTCGTTAAACGCTCTACACCGACTGTTGAGGCTCGCTGAATAAACGTCTCGTAGTCCGTGACACCACCAATTGTTGCTTCGTTGTATGCGTCCTCGAGCGCTTTCTTTTTTGTTGGGTCGACGACAGCTTCAAACAAGTCATCAACAGTGACATCAATGCCACCATAAACATAGAAAGCATCTCGTAGTTCTTGTGACCCTGTTTCGAGTTCCCGATATGTTCCGAGCCTGTCACTCAGCTCATTCACATCTACACCTGCCCTCATTAAAGCCGCATAGTCCTGAGGCGATTCTGTTGTTGGGTCATGAAACCCGAAGTCGATGAGCGTCTGCCGGTAATCGTCAACAGTTTTCAGATACTGGGCTTCGTTAGCGAAACGCATTGTTCCGTCATCTCGAAGAATTCCGGGAAACATCTGAGAGTATTTCTTATCGGCACGAATGTTGGCGATAATCCCATCACCCTCAAAACCGTCTTGCACCCAACCAAGAATGTCGTCGTACCAGTCGGACGCCCAAGGGAACAAACCAATCAGTGTTTGCCGTAACGCAGCAGGATTGACATCGACGCTTGTTCCCGAACCCTTGTTGCTGTCAGGTTGTTTGCCACTGTTGTAGTTAGGGTTCAGATCCCAAACAGTGTTACCTCGACGATCTGTCCGAGTGACGTACTTAGAGTTTCCTTGAGCGTCATTGGGAGCACTATCAGCATCCGAAGGCTTTACCGGGGCAACATAATAATTTGGGTTGGCTGTCCAGCCGCCCGGAATCGGGCTGCCGTCATAACGACGACCCTGAATGAACTGTGGTTCACCGTCGACTGGGTCGATCGGGTTATTCGTTCCACCCGGAGTGTAGAAAGCATCACTAGAAGCTTGACCTGCAGTGGTTGGGCCCCATCCGCCTTCAGGAGCGAAGTTGTCTCCAACTCCAGTCCACACATAACGAACCCCACCCTCGACGAAGGTGCCGTCATCCATGTTGATGACTTTGCCCAGACCAGTGACAGCGGGTCCCGTGTACGGGTCACCTAACTGAAAATTGGGGTTATCAGTTGCCATTATCCAAATCCCATCCTTCGACCAGCAAGCGACAGCTCACTGATCAACGAGTCCCGAGCGTTCTGTGTTCCCAGCCACCGGTTCGTTTTCCTAATCGTTTTTCTGTAATCGGAAAGTGATGAACCATCTGCAAGGGCTTTAGCCAGATCGCTGTCAGTGTGATCAGGCATTGACGTCTCATACAGCTCAGCGTGTACTCGACGCCAAGGATCGGCGTACGTCACCCAGTCCATACCAATCGGCTTATTCGGGTAAAGAACAAGTGACTGTTCATCGAGCTTTTGCTCCAGCTCCTCATCACTCAACTCATTGTTGATGATGTCATTGCCGTACTTGGTGATCATTTCGTTAGAGAGGCTGAGCCCGTACCTGTTGCCGATATCTCTGATCTCGCCCTTCTTCGTTTCGAGATCAATGACTTCTTGCTTACCTGCCCGTTCTTCCTCGAGGAGACGACGACTCCAAGGCGAACCCTCAATCTGTTCAGCCATCGGCTGCAGCCACTTGTTAAGCAAAGTGGCCTGATTGATAAAGCCTTGAGCAAGCTGATACGCCTTGTCTCGCCAGCCCTTAAACATCGGATTATCGTCGAGTTCGGCCATTGTGTCCGGCAACGTCACGTTCTGACCCGTGAAAATCCTCCACAGTTCAGCGATAGTGCTCAGCTCGTTTGCTACCTGAACCTGCCGTTCTGCGTCACTCGACTCCGACCACAGCCTCGCTTTGTTAGTTGTGCTGTTGTAGTAGTCGGTCTGCCTGTAAGCGGTTTCAAGAGCTAAAACGTCAATCTCGCCATTAGGAAGGAGAAACTCCCCTTGAGGAATTCCAGCGAAAAGACGTTGCATAGACGGATCTTGAGCCGCAAGTGGCCCCAGATTTACTATCAGCGAATCGACACTCGGCATAAACGCTCTTAGGTCAGCACCGGGCGTCTGAGCTTTATCTAACCAAGTCCAACCACGAGAGATATTAGAAAACTCTTGAGCGTTCATTTGGATAGGAACTTCAGGATCCGAAGGTCGCCCCACTAGTTGTTGGACATAGGTGCTCACACCAAATGAGTCTTTACCAGTTCGGTAATACTCACCGTCAACTAGATACAGATCTGTGGAGCCTTCGTAGGCTCCGGGAATCGGTTCAATAATACTCATGGGGTATTCCTTATGACGTTCAAAGCCTGCCGCATCATTCTTTGCTGATTTTCATCTTGTGCGCCTAGCGCCGTTGCACCGAAGGCACCAACATCAGAAAGGTTGCCTGACCTCATGCCAGCTCTGCCTGCTTCACGAACAATGTTCGGATCGTCGTAGACGCCTAAAGCAAAGTTGCCGAAGCGTGCCGCATACTGCTCGTGAGTTAAACCCGAACGACGGTACTCCTCACCAAACAGATCCTGATACAAGTCAGTGTCCTGAATGAATCCAAGAGCAGCATCATCCGCTGTTGGAGCCGCATACATGTCACCCTGCATCTCACCAGAGAACGGACTTAGCGACGCATTCTCACGTTGGCTCCAAGCTGCAATCTCTTGTTCGAAGTTTCGTTGGAAATTATCGAGCGTGTCATCATCAGGCACTTCAAGGAACAACGACTGATAGAGATCTCTAAACGTGTCTCTTGCATTGCCTTCAGACACAGCTACTTCAGGTTTACGGTCTGAGAACCCGTAGTTGGAAATGAAATTGAAGTGCTCTTCGTTCGTGCTAAACGAGCTAACACTATTGGCAAGGTTTTGGTAGGGCTTTACGACACCATCTTTCCAATTGATCTGCTCCTCAGTGAGCTGTGAAGGATCAGTGAACAACAGCTCTGCTGTTGTTTGCGTCGCACCAGCATCACCTCGACGGTAAGCCTCAGCGTTCTCTTCTTGCCACTCCGCTGCATACAAGTAGGCCAGCTCATTACTGCCACCAAACTTGCGACGCCCTTCAGCTACCAAAGCAGCCGTATCACCCATCGAGCTAGCTATCCCCGCTTCCTCTCGAGCTGCATGAGACATCAGAACGACTCGCCAGTCCAAACCGCCGTTACGAGATGACGCTCTGACTGCTTTCTCGATATCGCCCGTGCTTTGCCCAGTAGCCGCATTAATTGCTTGAATTTCGCTGGCTTTAACAATTCTGGATGAACCGTTAGGCATGATCACTCGAAGCACATTCTCAGACATCTCGTAGTACTCGGTCATGAATTGGTCTCGACCGTAAGCACCAAGCTCATCGATGTATGCGAAAGCTTGTTCTAAACCTTGTTTGTCGCTCTTAAAGTCTTGACCGGAGTGAGCATTGACGTTGCGGAGAAACTCTGCACCTTTGTCGCCCCGCCAGTCATAAGACCCAGCACCAGTATCGTAAATTAAACCGATCTCGAATAGCTCATTACGCAAGGTCTGCGGAAATGCACCGCCAGTTTGCCCCAGCTTGCCTAGCTCTTTCAGAATCTCTTCAGCCTCAGAACCAGAGTTGTCACCCGAGTTGGTTTGTTCCTGCACCTGCGTAGGGTTAGCTGGCTTGATACCCCCAAGAAGTGAGATAGCCATAGTGCCGCCTTTAACAGCGTTTTCCCAAACAGCCACTTGAGCTGTTTGCGTTTCCAACTGAGCTATTTGAGTAGCGCTGTAGCCGTTAGTTGTAAGCCAACCTTTTAATTCATCACTCATCCGAGCACACTTTCAATCGGGCCCCACGTACGCATCAGGTGTTTCCTCCACCCCAAACGCAAATAGTGCTCATCCTCCGCCCAAGAAGCGGCTATTTCTCTGAACTTGTCACGAGCCTCAGGCGGCACTTGGTCATAAGAACCAGCTCGACGAATCAGTTCATCAGACAGCTTCAACAAACTGCCCATCTTCACTTCACGAGGAGAATCATTTGTGAAACTCTCTGCGTTCTCGAACGCTGCGATCAGCTCTTTTTCTTCTTGGCTTTTCAACACCGAGTTACCGACACTTGCAGCAACAGCTTCCCTATATGCCGGATACCGATTCCGAACTGCTTCTTTCGCAGCTTGCTGGTAATCGAAATAGTGAGACCAACGCTTCCGACGAATCTCACTGATACCGCCCGCACCGCCCTCTTCTTTAATGGCGGCATCGATCAACTCGTTAAGCTGCGCTACCTCGGCATAACCACGTTCCGCTTCAGCAGCTTTCGTTAAACCGTTCCCACCAAATAGAACGTGGCCTTGCTCCGCAGCGTCCTGCAACAAATGCTCGACATCGTTAAACACGGGAGCGACTCGACTCAACGTGTCGAACGCAGCCTCAGCTTCGGCGTTGTTGCGAATCTGATGCCCTTGAGGCAAGAACACGTTCATGATCGGGTTGACCGTGACTTCGTCAACACCAGACTCTTTCAAGAAGTTGATGTATGGCCTGTTGGCACCACCAAGCTCACCCGGAGTTAAGCCGTAAGCAAAGACGTTGAGACGTTGAGCTTTCTCAAGCAACGGCAGACGCTCTCTCCACACATCGGAAAGGTTGTAGTGCTCATCGAGGAACTCGTAAGTTTTGATTGCGTCGTGCAACATCGCTGCTCTCGACCAGTCTTGACCCAAATAGTTCGCTGCATGACCAAACGTTTTCTTAGTGAAACTGAACGGGAAGAACACGGCGTTCACGTTCATCTCAGCAGCCGAACGAGGATTCAATCCGTAGGTGAAAGCGCTCTTGGCGGTCTCGTACGCTTTGTACTTGTCCATGCCATGAATGCGAGTCAGGTCGGCATACAGAGAAGCCATCCAGTCTTGCGTGTTGAAACCGAGAATACCGATCTGACGGAACCGGGCAGTGGTTGCTTCTAACGCTTCAAAGTCAAAGTCGTTGCGTGCTCGACCGATACCAGCAAACTCGTCTTGGACTTCCGCCCACTCTCTTTTTGCTTGGCGAATAGCTTCCGGTGTTGGTTTCTTCGATCCTGATATTTGACGTGCTCGGTCTTTCCGCCAGCGAGTCGGGGACATGTTCATTCGCAAGCCACCAGCTTCCTGAACAGATGCAGGAATGTGACCTATCTGTGACAGGACCATGCCTTCCGTGTACCTCGAGGCATCGAAGATGGGTGACAGCGTGAATCTCATGTAGTCACGCATCGTTGCTAAATGGTCAGCAACATACGTGTAGTGCTTCCACTTCTGATTGTTGTCGAGCTTGTCAGCCCACTTGTGTAGCCCTCGACCACCCTCGTTGAATCGCATCACTTCGGCACTGTTGCCAATACCCATTTTCTTCAACATTGCCTTTTGGGCTTTGAAACCAATTTTGCTGTTGGCCACTGACCTGCCGAGCACCGTAAACCCGAGAGCATGGAAGAAGGACAGATCGTCGTCTTGTTGGGAAGCAGCAAGAGCCAACATCGGAGCACCAGCAGCAGTAGTCACGGCGCTCTTCGTGGCGAACTGTGCTGCTTCTTGATAGTTACGTTTCAACGTTCCGGCAGTTGGGTCAACTACTCGAGTCTTGGATAAGAACCTCATAGCGTTCGTCAAGTTCGGAGTGGCTTGCAGACGGTCCTGTATTGACACGAGTCGGCCACGAAGCTGCGGCCCAACATCACGAGCCCTCTTCAAAGCGTCAATAATTGCAACAATCTCTTCGTCTGAATAGCCGTAACCCTTTA